CCTCTAAGGATTGGTTCTGCTTGCGCAATGAAACGATTCCATGTTTCTTTTCTGTTTGCAGCAAACAATAGCTGACTTGCAACTCTACTGATTTCTCTCTTGACAAAGATCATCATGCGTCGTACATTAACTCTATCAAGTGCCGATGGAGTTGATTGTAGTGTCTTCTGACCGAAGACCACAATTCCTTCTGATGGGAACTTGGCAATTGGGTTAATCATGTTCTCGTAAAGGTCGTCGCGATCCTTCTTTGAAAGCCTCTGGCGGACGCCGACAACTGGAATTCCAGCTGCACCGTCGGTAAGGCCACCTCTGTTGAATCCAGCAGGGGCGAACCAAACTTCAGAAGCTCTTTCAGAAGAGGCTAGCACGCCCATTGCAGCAACCGAGGGTGGGGCCCAAAGAACATTGCTGTCTACAGTATCCTGAATCTGAACCCATGGGTAGTAGCATGCACCGTAGCTGGTGTTCATGCGACGATCCTTGAGGTTCGAGACCGCGGTACTGACGGAGCCTCGTCGGTTGGCCACTGAATCGGTGGATTCTGTCTTTGGTGTGTAATCGCCCGTAAGGTCAATAATAGCCAATGCATCACCGCGCTCTTCGCAGACTTCTGTAGCCATCTTAGTAAGATCTGTGTTAGTAACGCCGGGAAGAGCTAGAAGATTCATTTCAACAAACTCAGGATCGGCGACTGCTCTTAGGGCGCGCTTAATAGTGTTGTATGCGTAGTGACTAAATTCAGTCGTGTCCGCGAGGATTGCATTAGCAAATGGCTCCATTTCTGTAATATCAACACCATCAGCACCACCAGCGAATACTGTTGTGAAACGGTCATATCCCAAATCAAGGATCGACTGGTATCCGTAGTTTCCTAGGGTCGATGAAGAAATTGCCGTGACAGAGTACTGACTAGCGCGGGAACCGGAAACCCAGTTGACGCAAGCCTTATCAGTATCGTAAGCCAAATCATCAAGTGAGAAGAGGTAAGACGCTTCGGTCGACGTGTTATTGAAGTCATATGCGGCCTTGAAGCTCTCATCAATTGGAAGCAGGTAGTCCACAACACTTTCGTCGTAGAGAGTACTGCCAGAGCGGTTAGTACTGACGCCGAAGTAAGCGTTGGTCTGGTCTGCGAGTCCACCATCGAGAGAGGAAGAGCGCATCATCAAGCCGGGGAACTCGACTGAGCCCGTGAAATCACCCCACACCTTAAAGGTGTTGTTTGCGTGACCTGAGCCAGTGACTAAGGAGTGTGGAATGTTGTTATGTCCCAGAATATATGCTGCAGACTGAACAGAACCAGAATAGGCTGTTGCACTTGCTAGCACAGCGCGGGCAAGGGTATCTCCATTGCTACTATCTGCTCCGATAAGTCGGAAACTAATAGGTCGAGGATGCCCGATTACACCGAATGGTAGTAATCTTGGATCGGTTGAACCGTTCTCGACATCACTAGACATCTCAACACGAATATAGGTTGAGCGGTTAGCAAAATCACCGTACTCGCGGTATCGGCTAGCAGTCTCATCCCATGTCATGAAGGAATCACCAATTTGTTTAGCGATGTAATTTTCTGACTGGGGGTTGAGGTTTAGGCCGGAATATCTTTCTACGACCTGTACATTGTTATCGCTATCGCTAATTGATCTAAGGACAACTGAGAAGGTACCGTATGGGTTAACATCCTCATTTGAAGAAGCCTTAATATCTTCGATAGATACCTTAAATCTTCTTTGAACTGAGGTTCCGCCTTCAAGACCAACAAGGCGGAAAAGCTTCTGCTTGTCGGAAACACTAAAGTTAGCAGCTGTTCCCATATCTTGCGATACGATCCAACCGGTCTTACTGTTAGTATATGCAAAATTCTGGTCGTGGTAACCAGTGCTGCCGCCGCCTAGCTTGAGGCCAGCGATCATTCCAAGGTTATGGGCGTTTGACGAGCCAGTAATTGTGGTTGCGACACTTTGATCGTAGGTCTGTCCTAGGAAATATGTTTCGCGATCACTGGCACTATAAGCATATCCACTTAACTTCTGCGGGTTCGTGTTGAACACTTTACGAATGTAAAGGTCGGATGAACGGTTAAAGTTGAAGCTCGTTTCATGGACCTTGGCACCAGAGGAGTTGTAAATTTCTGCACGAAGTTCGTGATCTGCGACGTTTGATGAGTTGGTGCGAAGAAGTCCTGCAGAGCCTGTAATTGTACCATCTCTATTTTCGCGGCCTTCACCCTTGAGGGTAATCATTCCCTCGTTGAGATACCAAACTGCAGCTAGAGTACCTTTCGCTGGGTTTGCGCCTGCATCTCCGATAGTTGTCCCACTGTCTCCACCGGAACCAGAGTTGAATAAGAACAGTCCATAAGCACCACCATTGGATGCGTAGTCCTCGTTATGGGTAGCATCAGTGGTCCAGCCGGCTTTGGTAGCGTTTGAAGACTGGTTAGCGTGCTCAACACCTAGTAGCCTCATCATTGTTACGGGGCCAACTTGTGCCGATAGGTAGGCCTGTGCTGCATATGCGGCATAGGTCGGACCACCTAAGTTTCCGTCTCTCCATAGGTCGCCACCAGCAAATCCAGATACTGGGTTACCGAAAGTTTTGACGAAATCTCCAAACGATTCGACACGGACAGGGCGCATTGCGGGGCCCATTCGGGTTCGTCCAATAATTACAGGCCCAACCTGTGGGGCTGCGGGTGTTCTAAATGACTGATCGACTTCCTTGATAAAAATACCGGGGGAGACGAATTTGTACTTCTTTACAGACATATTTGTTTAACTCCTTAAAACTAAAATTCTTCATTCAATGTGTGTTGCACATATCGAGCCTTGTCGTATAATAAATAGTAGCCGTTTGGCTGAATCTCCATTTTACTCTTTATAAAATTGGTCCTTGTGTGCTCGGGGGTGTGGGTCTTCGAATATCACCTGCTCTCGGGGTAGTCGAACTTTGACAATATTCTCCACGATTCCCTGCTCTGGGCCCTCTTGGTTTGGACCCTGCCCTATTAAGTAGGCCAATACTCTTACATCGAACTTTGTTTCAAATAATCTTTCGTTTTCTCCTAGGTCGGAAACATTATTATTTGCGCCAAACTCTGTTGGCAAAAAGGCTTCATATGTGTGGCTATCATACTCGATTTCTGCAATATTCCAGTTGCCTGTTTTTGTAATAAACGGCATTAAAATTTCATTAATGTGCTGTTGGTAGAGAGTCTTGATAATGACAGTGTAGCTAACGTTTACGTATATTGGTAAGGGTACTGATATTGATTCGTACACGATCTGCTTATTATCAACCGGAAAATACTTTTGTGCCTTTGATGACATTGTGCTCGGGAGACTTGCTTTGCCGATATCGCCGCCTGTTTTTTTCAAAGATACGTTTGAGGCAAACATGGCGGTTTTTTCTTGATTGATTCTTCTAGCTACTGTCCATGACCCGCCATTAACGGTCTCTAGTGGGGCCAAAGTTGCAACTAGTTTACCATGCTGCTGCGGATCTTTCACAACCGAAGTTCTCTCAATTGTGATCACTGGCATTCTGATGTTACCGTCCTTATCTCTCACGCCCTTGTCGCTTTTAATTTGAAAGGCGCGCTCGGCAGACTGCCAAATTACTGGGACTTTTTTGAATGTTGTTCCGGTTGTGACAAATGCGTCGATTCTTTCGTCAACATAACCATAAAAGGCCCTGTCGATGGTTTCTAAAGTTGAAGGCGCCATTTCAAATTCGACTTCCTCTGGTGGCGTTTTACTCTCTAGATCGAGCTTCCTTTTTTCTCCCTTGGGCGTAATAAATTTAGGTGGCATCAAACAATCCCTCTCTTGCTCTAACGCATTTAGCAGAAATTTCAATCCTGTGATCTATCTGTCCAAATAATTGTTTCGGTTCAGAAAGCGTTACAATCTCATAATAAATATTGCCATAACGCACAAAATCGCCCTCTCTGACATAAAGGTCTTGGTCTTCCGTTAATCTTCTTTTGTGAAAATGCACTGTAATACTAGAAGTCTTGTCTAAACCAACTCCTACATTATACTCTGTTTCAATTCCTTCAAAATTAACTAGCGCATACACTCTGACTGGGGGCAGAAAGGACTTCTGTAGAGCTTCGCCATATAGATCATGAAATTCAGTATGCTCGACATCGATTGGATAATAGACAATCGTTTGACCAATCACTCTTTCAATCAATTCGTCGTTTACTTGCTTTACTAAATCCCTTTCTTTCTTACCCGTGAATAATGGTGGAGGGGGTGCGTCTGGTTGTGACCATTTATTGTTTTCATCACCCATCTAACTACCCCACATAAATCTTTAAAGGCACAGTCGCATTGATTGCGGCGGCGGCATCGGCTATTTTCTGATCATCTTCCATGAGAGCAGAGTATGTCATTTGATCGAGCAATTGCATTAGTTCAGTTCTTAATTTTTCCTGCTCTGTTTGCGCTTGGTTCGCTAGTTCCGATGAATTTAAGGTTACTGTTTCACCCGGGATTGGAACAGTTTGAAATTTTCCACGAACCTGCGCCAATGTCTCCTTGGAGAGTGCCAAGGCGAACCGACGAATCCACTGTTTACCGATTGCGTTAATGTTTGCATACGGAATGTTGTCAAATGGCATGGTGTTCATGTTGTTTACGCCTTCAATGCCGGATTTTCTATCGCTATATTCTTCAAAAACGTCTTTCTTGACCGTAAACGTAACCCACATTTTAGAAGGCCCAAAGTCAGTTGTTGGAACAGGAAACAATCTTAGCTTATTGTTAATAATTTCGTATGAATAATGAGAGGTTCTTGTGTAAATCGAGTCTTCATACTGAATCGCCTGCATTTTGTTCTGCCAAGTTGGAATTACTTCAAACGTTGAATCGTCAGCAAACTGGCCATAAGTGTTCATATTGCCCACAACACTTACACCGCCGTAATATCCATAAAATCTCCACATTGCCCTAGGAGAGGTGTAATAGATTCTCCTAATCTGAACTTTGTTGTCGTTGATCAGGCCATTAAATGCTGAGCTTGAATCGCTGGCCGATTCAGACAGTAGGGTCTGCAAGTCATAGTCCTGAACACCATCAGTAAGCTGGAAGCTAGCAGAATACTCTGTCAGAATGCCGCCGACCCCTGCTTCTGTAGACGCAGCATCTGCAATTCTTTTTGCATATGCATATTCAAATCTAGGAAACTTTAAGTTTGCACCGGTTGGCCCTGATTTCAAATTACCGTCATGGTCAAAAGTTCCAGTGGTAGCGCCTAAAACATCGGACAATACGTTTTTAGCCTGATGAGTGTTGATAATGTATGAGTACTCAAGGACGGCCTCTTCATAATTGGCATATACATTCGTCGCCTTAAGTTCGATATCTAAAATATCACCACCAAGCTTTTTGTAAGTGTAAGCCACCTGATCTACTGCTCCTGAAATAAAATCAGATTCTGATGAGTAGATTCCAAATGGTAAAGACGAGGCTACATCGCCCAAAGTACCAGTGGGCGGTAGTCTCGATACGCTAGTATTGCTCGACGGTGTAAGAGTTGGTGAAGCCATGCATGATTCCTCCTAAGCATAAGTAGTTAGGCAATATAGAAACCGGCTTGTTTTACTCAGCTTTGGTAGAGTCTGCTTTACTAGCCTTAGTTCTACGGGTGCGCGTAGATTTTTTTCTTGTGCTAGTTCTAGATCGTGTACTGCTTGTTTTCTTAATTGTCGGTGCTGTAACGGCAGGGGCCACTGTTGGTGTTTCTACGACAGCTTCAGCAACTGGCTCAACTGCTGGCTCAACTTCTGCTGCGTTTAGTACCTCTTCCACAACTGGGGTAGGGGTCTCTACTTCCCTTTGTTTTTGTTCTGCTAGTTTAGCAATCATTACTGAGTTGTCCGTACTTGCCGTAGTAGAGGGGGTGCCTCTCAACTGTCGGTATCTAGCTTTAAATTTTTGGGGCGATGAGAGTGCCCGTCTTTTCTTACCCATAATAGTCTCCTTTTAAACAGGTGCTTTTATAAATAGTAAACTTTATCAAAAAAACCCCCCAACCCGAATGGGAAGGGGGGAAAGTATGAAAACTTATTTGTTTGTTTAGGCGACGGTTGGACCAGTATCTCCAGAAGCAGTATTATGCAGGGAGATAATTCTCCAAGCTGAACCATTCCACATCAACTCTGCTGTATCACCAACGTCTTGAAACGAGATAACGTCCAAACTAGCGGATACCGGATCTGCGATTGTGACGGTACCATTACCGCCATCGGAAACCAGCGTAATCTTTTTCATCTGACCAAGCACGGTGCCGGCTGCCAACGTAGCATCATCATTTGAACCGCTTGTTGTCCAACGTGAGTGATAGCATGCGACTGACAAAGCCGGATTTGATCCGCTGGCGTCCTCAAATGCAGCATCAGGGTAACAGGGCACAAGATAATCATCTGCTCCCATTTTAATACCAGCGCTTGCGCCGAGTGCCAATTCTCTTTTTAATTGTTTAACCAAAGACTCCATTCTCGCGAGTCCTACTCTTTTACTTCCCATGTTAAAAACCCTCCATTTATAATCGTGTCACCGTGAAATTACGGCCGCATTTTTAATATGCGTAATAACTTGGAATGAACCTCATACAAGGTTCGTCTGTAAGTAGTTTGAGGGCAAAACAAAAGCCCTCTTTCCGAAGAAAGAGGGCTTTAAATTTTGGACTCTAAGGTCTAAACGTTACTATTAGCTAGTAGCGCCAGACTCTCCGACCATTCCACGGATGACAACTAAGCCATACATATCAGGACGCACCATCTTCTTGGCGTAACGAGTCATCACGCCCTTACGGGGCACGAAGTCCTCTGGTCCAAAGATGGTGGGAGTGACTTGCAGCGGGACGTATGGAGCATACACATATCCACTTTCGAGGAATGATCCGCCCTTACGACCGACAAGGATGACCTGACGTGGGAAGTAAGGATCCACATGGATGTCCCACTTCTTGGACAGGGAGCCAACCTTGACAGCACCAACGGTGCCGCGCTCGTCATCGGCTGTGACGCTAGCACGGAATCCAGCGGTAAACTCAAGGATGTTAGCGGCTTCAGGTGAACACACAATGAAGTTCGCTCCACCACGGAGAGTCTTACGATGGATCTGAGCAGATACGTCGTTAATGGTCTCGACAAGAGTCTCGTACCACTCGGAAACAGTACCGGTGAAGTCAGGGGCAGCAGAAGCAGCACCAACCTCAAGGCCAGTTTCGCGGTTCAGGAACATACCGGGTGAACGTGACCAGTAGTATGTTGCAGCGGTTGCGCCGCGAACCAAGTCAGCAAGGATCTCACGATCAATCTCAAGAGCGATCTGCTCAGAGAGAATGCTGGTAAGCTCAACCTCAGCATCGAGGTTGTGATAAGCGTTGAGGTCCTGACCGAGTTCGGGGGTCCACTTCGCCTTGAGCTTCTTGGTCTGTGCGGTAACAGCGATGCTGTCAACCTGAATGTCGATTTCTGGAATCGACGCTTCGTTCTCAAGTCCCCAAGGTGTAGCACCAACAACCGCGCCGAGGGCGTCGGAAGCAGTAAGCTGATCACGGATTGGGAATCGGATAGTAACGTCAGATCCGCCAACAATAGAACCGGAAGCAGCTACGCCAGATTGGTTAACACCAGCGGCGCCGTTTGCACCTACGACAGTGAAAAGAACACGTTC